AACTTTTTGTAATTTAATACCTAAAGTTTGGAACCAAGACATTTTCGTGTAATATACACCTGCATCATTAATTGATGTAGTAAATGTTGGGTTAGTACCACCACCTGCTGTATTGTTAGAGCTTACTGTTACATCTTTTGCAACTGTAGCACTCCAACCTTCAACTGTGTCAGCATTTCTAATTAACATATCTAGTAATTCAAGATCAATTTCCATTGAAATGTACTCACTTAAGATAGAAGTTAATTCTGCTTCAGCGTCAATTGAGTGATAAGCATTCAAGTCTTGAGCGAACTCAGGAGTCCATTGTGCTTTCAATTTACGTGTTTTGGCAGCAACTGTGTCAGATCTTAATTGAACATTGATTTCAGGAATTGCTTGAGTTGATACGTTACCCGATCCTGCTGCTGGGAATGCATCTTCGAAGTCACCTCTGTCATCTAAGTTATCTGGACCTATAAAGTATTTACCTGTAATTGTAGTCATATCTATATCAGCAGCACCCGAAACTACAAATTCAATAGCTGAAGTAGATGTATTTAATCTTGTAAATTGAGGGAATACTTTTATAATAGCTGAAGCTGAAGGAGTAATTGTAAATGATCTAATTGCTTCTATATCAAAATTAGCTAATGAGCTTGTATGTACTGAAATAGTTTTAACTACTGAAGTAGCACCTGTTGCACCTCCAAATTCACCTGCATGAGAAGCTGAGAATTCAGTGTCTAAGTTTAAAATACCACCAAAAGTAGCTGATGATGAAGCATGTTTATCTGCTGCTATTGTAGCTGCTTCTGTTGATGAAAATGCTGATTGAGTTTGAGAGAATGCATATTCTCCTGCACCATAAAGACCTTTATCAAAGTTACCATCAGTTCTTTTAAGATCTGCAGTAGCACCATAAAGTGATTCATTTGCTGATTTAAAGTTACCTGCTCCTCCGTATTGGAAGTCTAAGTAAAATATTAAACCTGCTGGTAAATTCATTGGTTGAACTGAAATTAAATCCTTTGCAACGATTTCACCAAATACTCTTCTTACTAATGGAAGAGCTACACCCGCCCATGCTTCTGAATTACCTGCGTTAAAAGTAGCGCCTGTACCAGTAGTATTTGCTTCGTTTACAAGCTGTTTAGCTTGATTTTCTAATAACATTGACATGTTATTCTTTTCTGTTGAAGAGTCAATTCCTTCTAAAAGTCCTGATTTTTCCCATTTTCCAGCTAATTTAGCTGATTGCTCGGAAAGAACTTGGTAAGGGCTTGAGCCTTCTAATAAGTTGTTTACTGTGTTCATTTTTATAATTTTTTAAATGAATTATTAATTAATTTTAATATTTGCTAGTTTTTGCATTCTAGCCATCATGTCATTTGATTCATTAAGAATTGGTTTCTTTGGAGCTGTAGATGTTCCTGCAGCTTTAGAAGCCATTCCAAAATTTTCTCTGATTGATTTTTTAGGAGTTGTTTTATTTTCTTTCGAAATAGTAAACGTGTCCTTAATTGTTTCATATATTAATTTAGCTTCTTTAACGTTTGACGCATTGTCTAAAGTTTCAACTACACGTAGTTTTTGTGCTTCATTCAAATTGTTTGCTTTAAAGATTCTATTAACATATAATAATTTAGAATTTAATAAATTAACTTCGTTAAGTTCAGTACGAACTGTTTCTAAAGCTGCTTTAGTTTCTTCAAGTTCATCAGCTAGTGGATTCACCGCTTCTTTCACTTCTTCTTCTTCTTCAACTTCGTTCATTTTCATTTCCATACAATGTCCTTCTTTAGTCATATACATACCTTCGGCACAATGACCTTCACCTAAATTGTTAATTTCTTCAAGGAGTACATCTAAATCAAAGTCTTCAGTGGATTCTTTTTTCATTGCTTTACTAACAGCTTTTCTTCTGTTTGCTAGATATTCGTCTGTTTTATCAGATTTACCATCATTATTAATGTCATCGTCTTCCTCTCCTACTTTGTCTAATGCTTCTTCCATTGTGTCTTCACTATCATCTTCATCTAATTCTAATTCACTAAGAATTTCTTCCAAATCAATTTCCTCATCTAAATTTTCTTCTACATCGTCTTCATCATACATAGCCATTTCATCTACAGTATCTTTTTCGTCTGTATCTGCTTCGTCTATAGTATCTTCTTCATCCATATCTACCATTTCATCTAATTCTTCTTCTTCTTCTTCTTCATTTAAAGTTTCAGATAATTTAGCTGATAGCATAGATTGTAATTTTGGTGTAAAAGCTTCTTCTAATGCGGCCTTTGCATTTGCAAGAGCAACTTCACGAACTGCCTTAGCGTCAGCGATAGCCTCTTTTAAAATGTTGTTTGCCATTTTTAAATAGTTTTTTCTCTTTCGAGTCTCGTTAATGTGTTATACGGGAAATAAGGATATTAAGATCCTTAATAGGGTTATAAATAATCAGGGACGGCTTATTGAGAAGCGCGTATGTTCAAACATACATATAATAGGGGAAGGGAGACCAAAAAAGGCGCCATAGGCGCCTTTAATGAAATATTTAATTAAATATTATTTTTTACTTGTAAAGAAAGATGCTACTAGAATTAATACTACTAATCCTACGAAACCACCATTACCAAATCCATTTACTAATGAAGTTAGGTTAGCAATTACATCCATTCCAAATACATATCCGCCTGTTAAAACGAACCAAAGGATTGATACTGGGATTAAAGCCATAAATAATGCTCCTAATCCACCTAAAAATCCACTTACTATTGAAAATACTTTTTCCATTTTTTTAATGCCTGTTACCAGGACTTTTTTTAATTAATACCTAGTTTAAAATTTATAAGATAAACCTAAATTGAAAGTACCATCTCTTTCACCATTTTCATCTTCATTTAAACCCATACTATAGTTAGGTTCAACGTGAAGTCCTTTCCACACATCAAAAGAATAACCAAGTCCAACTGTTAAGTTGTCTAATAATTCTTCTGTTGGTGCTTGAACCGAAACAAACAAGTTTGCGTTCCATAGGTAACGTCCCCATAGATCGTAATCTTCGCCTGATTTTACTATACCAGCAACACATTTATCGTTGTAAATATACCCGATACCAATGTTGTCAGTAAAGTTTGTTGTACCCCATTCTTCGTTCATATCGCTGTCAGGAGTGTTTACAGTAGTAACTACCATAAATTGAGCTGATGCTGCAAATGTCGTTAGAATTGCTACAGCTAGTGTCATAATTAAATTTTTCATAATTTTGTTTTTAGTTAATATTTATTTTAATTAGTTGAAAACGAGAACAGCTGACTACTGTTCTTGTGCTTTTGAAGTACCTTAGTACTTTATGTTTTTTTTAATCTCTCATAGGAGTTAATTGTTTTTGTAACCTTTATTGTTTGCCATACATATAAAAAAAATCTGGAAAAACCAAATTTTTTTGCTAGAATCTTGTATTTCTTGTTCTATTGGGATTTCCTATAGGTTGTTGTTTTTCCATACCACTTGTATGGTTCCCCATAGCTCCATAACCTACATTTTTATTGTTATAATATTCCATTTCTGATTCATCATCAGCAAATGATCCCCCGCCCATACGTTGAGAAGGTATACTATTACCATCACCAGCATTTCCCCCACTAGATCCAGTACCCATGTATTCTTTTATAGCATTTCTAATTAATTCTCTAAGTTGTCGCTTAGTCATTTAATTGTTTATTTATGTGTTTTCTTTTAGCTTTAGCTGCTGTTTTTATTTCTTCAGTGAATTTTTCTTTATCTATACCTCCTACCCATTTTTCAACAACACCATCTTCTGATACAAAGTTTGAATTAGACACATTTACTGCAGATAATAAAGTTGATTCTAATTCATTTAAAATATCAATACTATTTTTTCCTTTTAATTTATTTTTATAGTCTTCATATTCTCCTCGAACTATTAATTTACCTTCAAAATCTATAACACAATCATAACATTTTTTATTAATTCTATAGTGAGGTTTATCTAAACGTTTTTTCATTACATTGCCACATTCAGGACAACATAAGGGCATAAATACTTCTTTTTTAATTTTATCTAATTTAGAAATAGTTTGTTTTATACCATTTTTAATAGTCCATGTTTTTCTTCCTTCTGTCCAAACATCACCCTCTTTATAGTCTTTTTGTTTTGTATTATAACCTATTTGTGTACTTGTAGATGCGTCAGTTTTACCCATAATTAAATTACGCGCTCTGTTTACATCTTTTTGTTTAAACTCTTTTTTTAACATAACTTTTTTTAATCTATACTTCTACCTAATTCTTGGTCTTTTTGCATAGCTGACATTTTTCCTCTAATAAATCCATCTCTTGCATCATTAAAATCATCAGAATGTACAAATACTCTGTCCCAAGAATTTTTTGCTTCATCATTAAATTCCATTGTAACATTTCCAAATCGTCTAAGTACTTTGTCTTTCCAATCTTCTAATGCTAATTTATCTCCTATTACCATACTACTGTCATCTAAATT